GAGCTCTGCCCGTTCGAGGCGTTCCGAACCAGGAACAACCGCACCCGATCCGGCTATAGCCTTCGGCGAACCTGCATCACCTGCAAGCGCAAGATGGACCGCCTCGTGAAGTACGGCTACAAAAAATCTCCGGAAAAACGCGAGCAATACAACGCGAGCCGGCGGGGGATACCAAACCGCGGGAACCCCGATCTCACATCCCTCTGCCAGTGGATCGCGCATCGATGCAAACATTGGCAAGCCGCCGGCGCGAGGGATTGCGTGGTCTTCCTGGTACAGAACCCACTCGGAGTCCAGAAGGTCCACCAAGGCGTCAACCCGCACCGCTGGTGGAAGGGCAAGACATGGGCGACCCGCGAGGACAAACCCGGCATCTCGATCCCGCAGGGTGGGATACCGTTGTTGAGGATCGAGAACAGGATGGCCTTCACCCATCCAACCTGCCCCGAGCGATATCGGGACACCGCGCGGCTGGTGAACAAACGGCTCGACCGCATCTTCGAGAGGACGACACCCGACGAATGACCGACAACGACATCGATGATTACGCAGACCAGTTCCTGGCATTGGCCAAGGACGCGATGCAACACGGCATTGCCACCTATATCGTCGTCCACACCACCGACCCGATCGCCATGACCAGCCACACCCGGTACGTCAACACCGCCGATCCCGTCCTGGCGATGGGCATGGTGCAAGCCGCCCAGCTCTACGTTCAGGACGAGTTCTTCAACAACGGCGAAGAAGAGGAGGAGAACGTCTGATGCCAAAAACCATCAATACAGCCATCGAGGACGTACCGCTCGCGAGGCTGAAGTTTCACCCGCGCAATGCCAACCAAGGCGACTTCGGCGCGATCCAGCAATCGGTAGAGGCAAACGGCTTCTATGGCACCATTGTCGCCAACAAGCGGACCGGCCATATCCTCGCCGGCAACCATCGATACGCTGTCGCACAGCAGATGGGATTCGAAAAGGTGCCGGTCTCGTGGGTCGATGTCGACGACGAGCAGGAGCTTCGCATCCTCATCGCCGACAACCGCACGACCCGTCTTGGCATTGACAACGAGACGCAGCTCGCAGAGCTTCTGTCGGAGCTGGCGGCAACGCCGGCGGGATTGCTCGGCACCGGGTTCGACGGCGACGACCTCGACGATCTGATAGGCAAGCTGGCTGGTGAAACAGAGGAATTGCTCGGCGATCCAGACGAGGTGCCGGAGCCGCCGGACGATCCGATCACGAAGCCGGGCGACCTGTGGATTCTCGGAGAGCATCGCCTACTTTGCGGCGACTCGACGAAAAGCGAAGATGTAGAGCGGCTGATGGCAGGGGCAAAGGCTGATCTGTGTCTGACAGACCCGCCGTACGGACTTGGAGATACTACCAGCGACAAAAATAACTACAACGAATACGACGACACCAGGGCTAATCTTATAAAGACAATCAGCGGTTTTTTCCCGCTTGCAAAGAGTGTCGCAAAGTGCGTCGTATTCACGCCAGGAAACGGCAACACATCGCTCTACGAATCGCCAACTTGGACAATGGCATGGTTCACGCCTGCTGGTGTTGGGAGAGGGCCGTGGGGCTTCTGTTGCTGGCAGCCGATTCTTTGCTATGGCAAGGACCCAAAGCTGGCAAAAGGCAAAGGATGCCACCCGGACGCTCTGACTCATACGGAAACGTCGGAAAAACTTGGACACCCATGTACGAAACCAATCAAGTTGTGGTGCTGGCTAATGGAAAGAACTAGCGAAAAAGGCGAGAAAATCTATGAGCCATTTGGCGGCTCCGGAACGACGCTGATCGCCGCTGAGCAACTGGGCCGCAAATGCTACAACATGGAGATAAGCCCGCAATATTGCGACGTGATCGTCAAGCGGTGGGAGACATTGACCGGCCAGAAGGCCGTCCTGGAGGCCGACAATGCCGAGGCCGAGTAAACGCACACCAGAGCGCGAAGCACGTCTTTTCGAGGCATTGCGCGCCGGCAACACACGCAGGGCATCATGCTCTTATGCTGGTATCGATCAAGATACGCTGATCCGTTGGATCAATCGATTTCCAGATTTTGCGGAGGCCGTAGAAAAAGCAGAGTCGGATGCGGAGATCCGCAACGTGGCCATCATTCAGAAGGCCGCGTCCGACACTTGGCAAGCCGCCGCCTGGTGGCTCGAGCGCCGGCGATCGGCAGACTACCGACAACGGCACGAGGTGGCGGGGCCAGACGGCGGTCCGCTCAAGGTCGTCGTTGAGTACGCCGAAGATCCATGCCAGACATCAAGCTGATTCTGCCGCGGCCGCATGAGGCGCAGGTCACGATCCTGCGGGAGGCTCGGCGCTACAACGTGCTGGCATGCGGTCGGCGTTTCGGCAAGACCACACTCGGCGGCAACCTCTTGGCCGATCCGATCCTCAAGGCAGCGCGATCGGTCGCGTGGTTTGCTCCGACCTACCGATTGCTCGAAGAGGCGTACAACGACCATAAGCGGATCTACCAGCCGGTGATTCGGCGCGCGGTCCAGACGCCGGCACCGCGCATCGAGCTGATCACGGGCGCGGCGATCGACTATTGGACGCTGGACGATCCCAGCACGGTCGCCCGCGGACGCAAATACCAGCGGGTGGTTATCGACGAGGCCGCGATGGCACGGCACCTCGAGCAAGCTTGGACGGAGGCGATACGGCCGACGCTGACCGACTGGCGCGGGGACGCATTTTTCTTGTCGACACCGAAGGGTCGGAATTACTTCAGCGTCCTCTACGATCTGGCAGAGGCCGATCCCGAGTGGGCGCGGTGGCAGATGCCGACGACCAGCAACCCGTACATCGATCCCGGCGAGGTCGAGGCCGCGGCGTCGAGCCTCCCCAGCATTGCGTACCGGCAGGAGTACCTCGCCGAGTTTGTGGACGCCGCCGGCGCTCGCATCAAGCGGGAGTGGATCAGGACCGGCACCGCGCCCGACGGTCTGGACTGCTCGATCGGCGTCGACCTGGCGATCAGCACCAAGGCCGAGGCCGACTACACGGCGGCCGTGGTGCTATCGCGCGGGGACGACGGCATGGTCTATATCCGAGACGCGGCTCGCATCCGCGCACCATTTGACGGCGTCCTGCGTTTCGTCGAGCAGATGTCCGCGAAGTGGTCCCCGACGTCGATCGGCATCGAGCAGGTCCAATACCAGGCGGCGGTGGTCCAAGAGCTTCTACGGCGCACCAAATTGCCCGTGCGGGGAATCAGGCCGGATCGCGACAAGGTGACCCGCTTTGGGCCGCTGGAGGCCCGATACGAGCAGGGTCTGGTCATACACGCACCCGACCTGCCGGCGTGGTTCGCCGACGAGCTGCTTTCGTTCCCGGTCGGTCGGCACGACGACTGCGTCGATGCCACGGCCTACGCCTGGCTGGCGCTGGGCTCGAGACGGAGCTTCGCCGCCGTCTGATCGTTTTGTTGGTGTCACCAAAATGGTCACCAGCTCCCCCCGATAAGTCGCCAGCTCCCCCCGATCGCGCCGGCGCTCCCCCCGATCCGATCTGAAAATAAATCGGCACTATTTTCGCCGAACCCTTGCACCCATATAAACCGTGCCGTATTATATCCCCGTCGGCACCACCGACGAGGAGTACAAAGATGAGCATTGAAGAGATTCGGAACTTCGTTCGCGCCCTGCGGGCCGGACTGTCGGTATATGATTGCCCTCTCGCCCTGCGCGACGTTTCGCCGGCGATTGACTCCGCGCTTCTCGCGTTCCAAGTCCTGCCGAATACGCAACACCGCATCGCACTCGGCAACGCTTGCATCCGCTACATCAAGGCCAGCCACGAGGTGAAGTCTTGACCGGCGATCGACGCCACCAGAACCCCGGCCGACCACGGACCGGGGTTTCTGGTCCCCCGTGCAAGTCGTGTGGTGGGGAGACCGGACCCCGCGGCGCGACGTGGGAATGCCGGACCTGCCATCGACGCCAGCGGGTCGGAACCGGCCGACCGCAAGGTCGACCAAGGAAGCCTGCGGTACAATAGGCCAATCTCCACGTTAGGGTACTCCTCCTGCACCCCTCGGTAATCGCCGAGGGGTTTTTCTTTTCCCCGTGGGATAATCGGGACATGGGAATCCTCGACCGCGTCCTCGGCCGCAAGGCATACGCCAACCCCAAGGAGCCGCTACCGCTCCCGATCGGCCAATCCCGCGACATGTACCTCACCGGGTACGGCTCGGGCCAGCTGGTCTCGATGCTTCGCCGCGTCCTCCCCGGTTCCCACCGAGACTGGTCGACGCAGGCCGGCGACCTCGGCCTCAACTCGATCATCGCTTCGGCGATGGACTGGTACATCCGGAACTGGCCGCAGGCCACCCCGCAGGTGATGCGGCGGGTCGACTCGATGCAGGCCGAGCCGCTCGAGGATCACCCGATCCTCCAGCTCATCGCCGAGCCGGAACCCGGCATGGTCGGCAACCTGCTCTGGGGTTGGATCGTTCAGGACTACAAGCTGTTCGGGAACGCGTACCTCCGGAAACAACGCATCTCCGGACCGGGTTCGCAGGTGGTGGCGCTCCAGTACATCCCGCAGGACATGATCCGGCCGGTGGGCGACGGCCGGAACCCGCTCACACACTACACCTATACGACCGATGGCCGAAGCTTCCAGCTCGAGATCGCCGACGTGATCCACTTTCGGTACGGGCGCGACCCCGACGACATCCGCCTGGGACGTTCTCCGGTTCAGTCGGTTCTGCGCGAGATCGCCACCGACAACACCGCGAGCAGCTCCGCGTTCGGCCTTCTGGCGAACGGAGCCATGCCCTCGATCATGGTCGGGCCGGACGCCAAGGACTCGGGCCAGATCGATATGAGCCCCGACGACGCTCGGCAGATCAAGCGATCCCTCCGCGAAAACCTCACGGGCGACAACGCCGGCGGGATCGTGGTGATGTCGGGACCGTATAAGGTCGACCGCGTATCCCTCACCCCGTCCGAGCTGGCGCTCGATTCGGTGCGCCGCGTCCCCGAGGAGCGTGTCTGCTCGGCGCTCGGCATCAACCCGATGGTCCTCGGCCTAGGAGCCGGCCTCGACCGATCGACCTACAGCAACTACGAGAGGGCCCAACAGGCGGCGTGGGAAGACGGCATGGTGCCGCTCCTGCGAATGGTCTCCGACACCCTCACCGTGGCGCTACTGCCCGACTTCCCCGAATCGCAGGAGGGCGACTCCGTCCGCTTCGACCTGGCGAATGTCCGAGCGCTGGCCGACGACCGACAGGCCGAGGCGGAACGGGCCGAGCGGTTGTACAAGGCGGGAGTGGCTGATCTGGCGGAAGCCAAGCGTATCGCCGGCCTCGAGGCCACCGACGACATGGTCGGCGTGATGCATCCGAGCGCGACCAGTGGTCAAGCCAGCCTCGACGTCCCCGGCCTCGCCAACGCCGCGGGCATCCTGATCCGCTCGGGATACGATCCCGGCTCGGTCACCAACTTCCTCAATCTCCCGGTCCAGCACACCGGAGCCGCGCCTGTCACCCTGCGCGAGGAAGCCAAGAGCTTCGACGCCAAGAGCCACCCCACCGAATCGATGCAGGCCGCGGCGCGGAGGGCGCTCGAGTGGAAGCGCCAAGGCAAGGCCGGCGGTACTCGCGTGGGCCTCGCTCGGGCGCACCAGATCGACAACGGGGAGTTGATCTCCGAAGACACCATCCTGCGGATGTACTCCTTCTTCAAGCGCCACGAGGTCGACAAGGAGGCCGAGGGATTCGAGCAGGGCGAGGACGGGTTCCCAAGTCCCGGTCGCGTGGCGTGGGACTTGTGGGGTGGCGACGCCGGCTACGCCTGGGCGACGCGACTCCGCGACAAGATCCTGCGCGGCGAGAAGCTCGAGACCAAGTCGGACACCTGCGCCCACGGCTCCGAGGTGCCGTACCAGTCCCACCCTTTTTACGGGTGGTCGAGCATACCGGACGAGCGGTAAAGGCGACCGGCCGGGACGCCGAGATATACCAGGCGGCCCAGCGGTTCCGGAACGGTTTGATAAACCGCGAGGAGGCCGCGGTGGCCGACATCAGCCGAGCGTATCGAGCCGCCACCGCCCAGCTCCTGCGGGAACTCGAGGCGCTCGAGGGACGGTTGGTCGAGCGCGAAGCTGCCGGCGAACCTCTGGCCGACGCGGCGCTGGCCATGCGGGATCGGCTCGAGCGGTTGATCGACCAGCTCCGCGGAAGGCTTGGTGAACTCTCCCCTGAAGCGGTCGAGATTGTTTCCCAAGGGCAACAGCTGGCGCTCGAGTTCGTGAACTCCGAGACGGGCAACCTGATCCTGGCATCGACGGGCGACAAGGCTCGAGCCGCCGAGATCCTCGGCACGTTCGACCGTCTCCCCGACGAAGCCATCCGCGAGTTTGTCGGGTTCTCGAGCGACGGTTCCCCGCTCGCGGTATTGTTCGATTCGATCGCGCAGGACGTCCCCTCGGCGCTCCAGCTCACCCTATCGTCCGGCATCGCGCAGGGCAGGAACCCTCGGGCGGTGGCGAGGGACATGGTGATGCTCGCCGACCTTCCCCGGCGTCGAGCGGAAACCATCGCAAGGACCGAGATGATCAGAGCCGCGCGGGAAGGCCAACGGGTGATCTACGAGTCGTCCCCGGTGGTGGTGTCCTACCGCCGCGTGGCGACGCAGGACGCCCGTGTCTGCCTGGGTTGCCTGGCATTGTCCGGCACCATGCACAAGACGGCCGAGATCATGCCGTCACACCCCAATTGCCGATGCGTGATGGTGCCGGTGACGCCGAGCCTCGCCGAGATCACGGGAGATCCATCGATCCCAGACCTGCGGCCGGGAGCGGTGAACGCGGATCAAATCATGGCCGGCCTCGACCGTTCGGAGCTGGTCGGCATCTTTGGCCCTCGCCGCCTGGCATTGCTCGAGGAGGGCGTCCCGATCGCCGATATGGTCGAGGTACGACAAGATCCGCGGTGGGGGCCGACCACCAGAATAAAGCCAATCAAGGACCTTGTGGGATAACTAGGACATGGAAATGGACTCCGTGATCGGCGGCGCGGTCAAGAGCGACAG